ACGGCATCCTGCTTGATGTCGGCGCGACCGGCCTCGCGGTAATAGGCGAGCACGGCTGGCGTGTTGCCGGATCCAAGCGTTTCGCGCACGCCGAATTCAGCCCACGCCGCCGCCATCCAGGCTGGTTGGTCCATCGCGCCCTCAATGTTTCATTTTCAGGTGCGCGGAATCAGACGATCGCTGCGCCCGGGCTACCGCGTCCGAAACGTGCGCTCATCTGGTAGACCCGCACCTCCACCGAGGCCTGCGCGGCGCCGAAATCCGCAAGCTGCTGAGCGGCGGTGTAGACGGCGCTCGCGCTCGTAGATGAGATCGTGCGCTTGACGGTTGCGCCGGACATGATGTCGATCTCATAGCTCTCGAGGTCTTCTGACAACGGCACGTCGCTCGCATCCCAGTTGTCGCCGCCTGCGCGCGTGCGGCGGATCCAGCTCAAGGCCAGATCGCCGCCTGCGTTGCGCGCGCCCCTGATATGGACGGGCGCATAGGGTCGCAAGCCGGCGCCGGTGAACGCGTGCGTTTGCGTCGCGTAGGAGACATAGCCGATGCCCCGGTTGGACGGACCATAGCGCCAGGTGAAGGGCAGCCCCAGTTGATCGAAAGTGATGCCCGCACTCCGCACCGCGCCGTCGAGCAAAACGAAGCGCGCCCCCGCCGCCAGCAAAGGCGCGATCGCGCCGCCCGTGCCGGCCTGGCCTCGCAACAATCCGCTCAACTCATATGTGGATGCCCCCACAAGCGCCGCATTGAGGAACTGCACGATCTCCCATGATCCGCTTGCCGTCTCCAGTGCGGCCGCGTTCACGCCGCCCAGCACACTGATGAGATCCGCCGATGTCAAAGATCCATGGGAAAGCTGCACGGTGAGACGGTTCGCCCAATCGATGCGCCCTTCGGGCCCGCCCGCCACGGCGTTGAGCGTGCGGCCCATGGTGGCCGGAGCGGCGAGAACTGTCTTCAGCGCGAAGCCCGATGTCTGTGCGGACGCATAGACCGCAACACCGCCGGGCCATGGCACCTGCACGGCTGCCACGTACCCGTCTGCCGCATCCCGCGTCTCATCGAGCAACGGCAGGTCGAGAAATACCAGGGTTGGCGATCCGATTTGGATGGGCACGGCTGGCCGCGCGGGCCGTTCGGGAACGGCGATGGTTCCATAGACATCGGGATCCGCGGCCAGCGCGCTCACCGTGCGCGCGCCGTTTTCTGCGATCTCGGTCACGCGCACCAGGCGGTCGCGGCCTTCCTGTGTCACGCGCACCAGATCGCCGGGCTCGACGCCCAGCGCACTGGGCGGCAGAACGAAATTCGCCCGTTCGCGCGCCGCCCATGTTTCGAACAACCACGTTTCCGCGATCTGCCCGGCCAGCGTCTCGTCGAGCACGATGGCGAGATCGGCTTGCGCGGTCCGCCCGCTCGCGCCTGCCAGACGGCGCGCCTCGGTCACCGCCTGCTGATAGTCGTTCTCGGCGGAAAGAAAGCGCAGTTTCGCGCTGGCGGGAAGCTCTGTCTCCTGGCCCCGCGTCAGGGACAGCAGGGCCGCACCGGGTCGTGTCTCGACGAGTTCATCCTCACGCAAGGTCAGGACCGCCGCTTCGCTCGCCCGGTGCCTGAACTGAATTTGTCCCGCGCTCTCTATGCTGTCGAAGAAGTACGCGAGTTCCAGCGGCTGGAGCGCATCGCGCGCGGCCATGATCCTGTCGATAACGTAGCCCGGAACGGTTCCATGCAATGCCTGCGCATTGAATGCGCTGAACTCGTAGTCGGCTAACATCTGCTCCACGAGCTCAGCCAGCGGCGCGCTGGCAAGCCGGCCGTTCAGCCAATGTCCGAATTGCCAGTTGTCACCGTCGCCCCAGACATCCGTTTGCCGGGGAAATGCCGGATAAGGCCGCGCATCCCAGCAATAGACGTGCGTGCGCGTCACATCCACCATGCGCTGCCCTGTCACCACCGAGACAGGATTGGCGCCCGCGATGTAGCCCTGCGTCGTCCAATCGAAGGCGCGTAGGAAGGCCTGGAGAAAGCGGCGCTGCATGAAGTCGTCGCGCACGCGATTGGAATAATAGGGATAGAAACTCTCCGAGCTCTTGGGATCGACGAACACATTAGGCTGGTTTGCGCCCTTGTCGACCGCGGGGCAGCCCACTTCCATGAACCAGAAGGGCTTGGACTGGGGAACCCACGCTGTCTGTGTCGCGCTCTCGACGCCGCCTGGACGATTGTAGTGCGCGTTCATCCACCACGACTTGATGTCCTTGTAGCGAAACACCCAAGGCTTGCCCGCGCCGTCATTGATCGGCGAGCGCACCTGCGCGTCGCGATCTGCTTGCGAAGCGTAATACCAGTCATATCCCTCGCCGCCTTGAACGTTCCCCTTGAGATAGTCCAAGTCATAGATGGAGCGATAACCCGCCACATAGTCCGCATGATCTCGTCCATCGCGCCAATCGGCGAGCGGCCAATAGACGTCGAGCGCAATCGCATCGACGGCGGACGATGCCCACAGCGGATCAAGATGGAAATAGACGTCATGGCTGCCGTCGGCAGGCTGGTGGCCGAAGTATTCCGACCAATCCGCCGCATAGGACACCTTCACCCCGGCTCCCAGAACGGATTTCACATCTTGCGCAAGACTCACGAGCGCATTGACGAAGGGATACGTTCCAGCCGCCGAGCGCACCCAGGTCAGGCCGCGCAGCTCCGATCCGATCAGGAACGCGCTGACCCCGCCAGCGGCCTTGGCCAGATACGCCTGATGCAGCACCATGCGCCGGTAGGACCATTCATCCGGTCCCGAATAGACGACGCTGTCACCGGCCAGCGCAAAGTGCGATGGCGCCACCGTGCCAACGAACGCGGCAATCTGAGCCGTCACCACCGCGGTCTTATCCGGCGAGCCCGCCATGCCCGGCGCCGGATGGCACGTCACGCGTCCGCGCCAGGGATAGGCGGCCTGCTCCGCGCCGCCGTAGGGATCCGGCAATCCGTTGCCGGCGGGGATGTCCATCAGGACGAACGGGGTCAGCGTCACAGAGAACCCGCGCGCGGCAAGGTCACGGATTGCGGCGATCACCGTCTGGTCGGACGGCGTGCCGCCATACGCGGGCCTGCCGTCCTTGAGACTGACCTGATACGCCGTCGCGCGTGTGCGCCCGGCCACCGACCATTGCAGCGGCTCGGTTTGTGTCGTCGCGTTCTCGATACCGGGCACAATCTGGCAAGATCCCGCGCGCAGATCCGTCCCGAACCAGCTCACCACCAGGGAGGCCGCGTGCGCATTGGGCAATGTCGCCTGGAGCTGATCGATGCCCGCATCCCAATCCGTGCCCGCTTGGCGCGTGTGCACGTTGACGGCCTCAAAAACGCCCTCCAGCACGGACTTGCTCACAGGCTCGGTCGCGTACACGAACTCGCCCGAGCCCGGAATGATGACGACGCCGCGGATGTCCGTCTCGCCCCCCGCAACACTGCGGTACACTTCAAAGGAAAGTTGGGGCACGCGGTTGCCAAAGTTGGCAAGCGCCAGGCGCTGGAAAACCACATAGGCAACGCCGCGAAACGCCGGAGCGTACTGCGCGCCAAGGTCGGCCGCGATCAAGCTGTCGGGCGTTTGCGTCTCGGTGCCCCTGTAGAGCCGCCACGTAATGTTCGACAAATCGAGCTCGACGCCATCCGCCCAGACACGGCCGATGCGCGTAACCGGTCCCTCGCACAGGGCAACCGCGAAACTTGCATAGTAGCGGTATTCGGTCGCCTGCGTGCCGCCGCCTGCTCCGCCAAGTCCCTTGCCGCTGCCCGAAGACTGCGAGCTGGTGACGATTTCTTCCTCGAAGTCCTGCGCCCAGATCACCTGTCCGCCCAGGCGCGCGCGGCCATAGAGGCGGGGAACGTTCGCGCCTTCCGTCGATGCCGTGACCTGCAGATTGCTGAGGCGTGGACCTTCGACCGCGCGGCTCGCGCCGGAACTGCCAAACAGGGCGTTATCAACGAACGAGCCCGCCAGCGCGCCGATCTGACTGCCGATCGCAGCGCCCGACAGCGTCGTGCCGAGAATGCCGATCCCAGCGGGCAGCAGTGCGCTGCCGGCGGCTGCGCCAACGGCTGCGAGTGCAAGCGTCGCCATGCGTCATGCTCCAGGAAATCGAAAGATGGCTGCGATACGGCGCCGCCACCATGCTGATAGCGCCACCTCGGCCACCGCCACGCCTTCCATGGCGTGGATCATGGTGGCGGGCCCGGTGAGGATCGCCGCGTGCTTGGCGGCGGCTCCGCGCTTCATCCGGAAGATCGCCACATCGCTCGCCGCGCGATCCTCGACAGCGATCTCGATGAGGTGCCGCCGCGCGGCTTGCAACATCGCTTCGCCCTGATCGGTTTCGGCCCAATCAGGTGCGTAAGGCGGCGGCGCCTCGGCATCCCGGCCAAAGATCTCCCGCCAGACGCCGCGCACCAGGCCCAGGCAATCCGCACCCACGCCCTTCAAGCTTGCTTGGTGATGATAGGGCGTACCGATCCAGCCGCGCGCGGTCGCGACGACAAGGGCCTGCCTGTACGGATCCATCACGCCCCCGTCCGCCGGCTCGCTATGCGCGTGACGTAGTCGTTGCCGGGCATATCGGGGAAGCCGCGAAAATTGACGGCGTTTGAAAAACGCGTCGCGCAAGTCCCGATGCGCTTGTCGCAGCCGGCCGTCACGATGATCGTGTCGCCCGCGAGCGGCGGACCCGACGCCTCGCTCCACAACTCGATGGTGACGATGCCCGGCGTCTTGATGTGGCTCTTGATCTCGATTTTCAGTCCATCGGATGGACCGCTTGCAAAGCGGGCGAGGCCGCGAGTGAAAAAGCCGCTGGCGAAACTATCAAGGCCCGACATCTGGAATTTGCGTGCCGACAAGACGGCGCTGATGGTGCCTGTCCCCTTGATGGCTGGGGTATCGAGATTGAGACTGCAGCGCGCATCGCCGAGATCCGCATCGCATGTGTATTGATAAAGCCTGCCCTTGGGTTGCTGCAGGTAATGCGCCAGGCCGCGCACTTCGGCGGTGAAGCTCGCACCCGAACGGCGCACCTCCCCCAGGCTACCCGTCCGCATCAGCACGCGCTCTTCAGGAGCCTGCCAGTTGACGCGAAAGATCTCGACGCCTGCATCGTCGTAGCGGCCGGCCGCCAGATCATCTTCGCTTAACGCGGCTGAACTGAGCGCACCGGTTACTTCGAGATTGTCAACCGATAGTCCGAGCGCATCGATCATCTCGCTGGCGGTGAACCCTGTCGCCGCCTCGAAAACCGTGCCCTCCAACGTGAGCGGCCGGTCGTGATCGGTAAATCCCTGCACCGCGCCGTCCTTGCGCGTCAGCCGCCAACACCAGCACAGCGTCGTCGTGCCGCCATCCAAATGGGCTTGCAGCCCGGAACTCAAATCCTTCACAGCCGGACCTCCACAATCGGAATGCTGGGAATGGCGCCGGACGCAAAGCCCGACAAATTGATCTCGAGTTTGTCCGTGTCGAAACGCACCGGCACGTCGAACAGGAATCCCGCCGTCACGATCTGTCCTGTTGCCGGAACGGCCCCAGCAAGAAACGTCACCACGCCGGTCGCGTGATTGGTCGTGAAATGCGTCCCTTCCGTCTTGACGCTGCCATTGACAGCAACCAGGACGCTGCCCTGCACCGGCTTCTTGATGGGGCGCGCATAGGGCGCGAAGGCTGCGCCGTACTGCTTGACGAGCTGAAACGCGGTTGCGACTCCGTCGCCCGTGCCAATCACCTGATCGAACGCCGCCGGCTCGCCTTGTGGTGTGCACGATTTCCAATCCGCGTGATCGCGCCAGCGAAACCCATGCAATCGCCCACGGCGCTCTTCGAAAAAGGCGATGACGGCGTGAAGATCATCGGTCGACTTGACGCCATATCCTGCGTTGTAGCTGCGGCGGCTATCCGCCCAACGGCTGTTGCGCTCTTCAAATCCCGAGCCCAGCACGACGATGTCGGTGCGCCGCTCCGGACCTCCTTGCGCGTTGCGCGAGATCGCGGTGGGAAAGCGGACTTCATGAAAACTCATGGGGGGACCTGTATGTGTTGGCTTTCGACGCGTGCCGGGGCAGGTAACGCGGATGCCGCCTTACAGATTGCGCCGGCCGAGCGCTGCGGCGCGTGCGATCATGGCGGCGACCTGCGTTTCCGATTTGCGGAAGCTCTCCGCGTCGGGCGTCGAGATATTGATGGTGATTGGCGACCCGCTCGTCCCCGATGCCGCAACGCCAAGCTTGCCGTCGCGCCCGCGCGTCAGCGGCAGGATGGCTTCCGCGCCGCGTTCGCCGGCAAGTCCCGTCAGGCCGCCAGCCAGGGGAAATGTGAGGGGGCTTGAAATGACGCCGCCCGAAGCAAACGGCACAACGCTCCCGCGTTGGAACGCGCCACCCCTGGCAAAGCCGAGGCCGCCTTTCAACGCGCCCGAGACCAGCGAACCGATGCCGGCCTGAATCGGAGCGAAGGCCGCCTTCAACACCACCTGCGACAAGCTCAAGGCCAGCGCCTTGAACGTCTCACCAAGGCTCTTGCCCTTGAAGACGAGCCCTTCGAAAGCGCCAAGCAGCGAGCTTGCAAAGCGCTTGCCCGCGCGATCCGCTGCGTCGAGCTCGAGACGCAACGCCCGCGTCTGATCCGCCGCCAACGCGGTGGAAACCGCCACCGCATCCATGCTGCTGGAGTCCGTCGTCGTACCGGTTCCGGTCATCGTCTACTCTCCTCGATCAGGAAACTGCTGCATCAGGCTCGCCAGCTCATGGCGCGACAGGGATGGCCCGCGCACGCCATCGCCGAACCGGCCACGCAGCACCGCATCAAGTTCGCGCGGCGTCATGGCCCAGAAGTCGCGCGGAGCAAGTCCAAGCACGCCGAGCCCCAACGCCATCACGTCGTCCCAGGGAAAGGGCCGGGCTGCTGCCCTTCAGCGTTCGGCGCGCGTCCTGGCGAGGTCGCCACGTCATCGCCGCCGCCCGCGAACGTTGCCGCAAGAAGCTGAGCGACGATCCCCACGAATCCAGCCGCGCCACCTTCAGCCTGCATAGCGCCTACTTCGGCATCGGTGACCGCGTAGCCCGCGCCCCGCAAGCCTGCGCCGATGATGCGCACGCAATCGGCTGCCTTCAGGCGGCCGCTGTCGAAGCGCTCGGCGAGCGCAACCATATCCTCCTCACCGAATGCCGCTTCCAGCTCGGCCAGCGCATTGAGCGTCAGGACGAGCCTATGCGCGGTGCCGTCCAGAACGGCCTCGACTTCGCCACGGTGCGTGTTGGCCATGACCACATCCTCGTAAAATTGCGGGCGTCGCCGTCAGATCGTCGTAAAGATCAGTTCGCCCGCACTCTCCAGCGCGACATCGAACGCAACTTCGTTGTCGTGGCGGCCGGACAACTCGAAGGAGGCGATATGGAATGGCCCTTCGATGATCCCGAAATCCGGCACCGCGATCTGCCAGTTGCGGATCGTCCCGTTGAACACGTACGAGCGGATCAATGCGTCCGAGCTTGCGTCCTTGAAGACGCCCGATCCCGTGACCCGTGCCGACTTGACGCCGCCGCCTTCCAGAAGCTCTCGCCACTGACCTGCGCTTTCCGCGTGCGTGATCTCGACGCTCTCGGCATTAAACGCGATGCTGCGCGAGCGCAGCCCGGCGACGGTGATGAATGCGCCCGCCCCCGTGCTATCGACCTTCAAGAGAAGGTTCTTGCCTTTCTGTGCTGCCATGTTGGGCTCTTTCCGTTACGCGTGACCAAACCAACGCCCTTCCCGCTTGCGCGAGAAAAGGGCTAAAGCCGTGTGCCGGCCGCCGGGATTGACGATGAGTGCTAAAGCGGCTCGGTCACCGCGCGAAAGCGCGCGGTGCCGTGAAACGTCTCCCCATCGGGATCGCGGCGGGCGTCTGAAAACTCATGCCGCAGGTTGATGAGCCGGTGCCCGTCGAGCGCAAGCGTTGCATCGTGCAAAGCCACGCGTGCTGCCGCGATTACGGCATTTGCCTCCTTGCGCCCGGCCGCGCGCGACCAGACATGCAGGGTCAGCGTGTGCTCGCTACCGTCTTCGCTCCCCGTGGACCAGTCGCGCTCCGTCGTTTGCCCGATGGTGACATAGGGAAACTGCGCGCGCTCGGGCACATCATCATAGACGCGCGGCCCACCCAGTGCGGTCAGAACATTTGCATTGCTGGTCAAGCAGGCATGAAGTGCCTGCTGGAGGGCAAATCCGGCACTCGACATCGCATCACCTCTTTTATGAACTTCTCAAGCAAGCGGATCTCAAAGATCACGCTCCTCCACGATGCATTTCAGCCAGCGACCGCGTTCCTCGATATCGAGCACGCCGCGAATATCGAACGTGCGAGCGCCAAGCCGCAGCCGCATTTCAGGCGCGATGCCTGCGCGATGACGCATCCAGACATCGTGTGTCGCGCGGCCGGCGACGCGGTCGAGCGTCAGATCCTCCGCGGTGGTGCGCGGCCACACCGCGGCCCAGACGTCGGCGACGTGAACCCAGGTGATGACCGCGCCGCCGCCGCCATCGGCTGCGCGCACGGGCCGCTCGATGCTGAGCCGGTGGCGCAGATCACCAATTTCGATTTGCGCGCTCATAAGCGGATCTTCCTGAACGGCGCGATCAGGTCGGAGACCGCCTCGGGGACGCGCGCCGCATCTGAGCCGATCTCGACCGCCTCGCGGCGCTCATACCAGTGTGCGATCAAAAGCAGCAGCGCGTGCCGGATCGGCGCAGGCACGTGCGCGCCCGCTGGACCAAAGCCCGCGTCGAAACCGATCTCAATTCCAGCCGCGGGCACGCCCGGATCGGGGCGCGTCGCGGCGTTCCACACCAGGCGCGGCGGCTTGGAGGCAAGATCCACGAGATAGCTCGTCGAAGGAACCGTGAGCCAATCGCCCGACGCTGTTCTGACGCGCACGCCGGTGACGGCCTTCAGCGGCGACAGCGGGATCTCGATGTCATTGCCGCGCGGCCAGCGATCGAGCCGCAGCGTCCAGGCCTGATCTATCAAGGCGAGAGAAAGCGCGCTCTCGATGTGCAGCCTTGATGTCAGGATGAGGCTGCCGATCAGCACGTCTTCCGCCGTGCCATCCACGCGCAAGTGCGCCTTTGCCTCCTCCACCGTCAGGGGCTCGGAGACGGGCGCACTCGTCATTACGAGTGCCATCGCTGTATCCTTTGTTAATGTGCGAAGGGACGTGAAAGCGGCGGCAGGACCGCTCGAGGTTGAGCGTTCCCGCCGCCCAGGCGCCTCGCGGGCGGAGGGAGAGACCCGCGAGGAAGTTTTGAAATCGAAACGGCTGCGCAAGGCGTCTCCGCCCGGCACTACGTCACGAGACGGAGAACTTCATCAGCTTGATCGCGTCGAAATCCTGCACGCCGCCGCCCACGCGCTTGGTCGTGTAGAACAGCACGTAGGGCTTGGCGGAGAAGGGATCGCGCAGCACGCGAATGCCCGCGCGATCGACGACCAGGTAGCCGCGCGAGAAGTCTCCGAACGCAATCGACAGAGAGTTGGCCGCGATGTCCGGCATGTCTTCGCACTCGACCACGCCGTAACCCATCAGAGAGGGCATCTCGCCTGGCGCGTTGGCAGGCTGCCAGAGGTAGTTGCCTTGGCCATCCTTCATCTTGCGGATCGCCGCCTGCGTCGACCGGTTCATGACGAAATGCGCATTCGCGCGATAGGGCGCCTTGGCCGCGTAGATCAGGTCGAGCAGCTTGTCGCCCGCGTTCGTGGCTGGCAACGCGCCTGCAACGCCGGTCGCGATATAACCCAGGTTGCCCCACGTCCACGCGCTGTTCGCTACGGTTGTGTAGGTCAGAAAACCCTTGGGCTTGTTCACGCCATCGCCCGTGACGAACGCCTTGCCTTCCTGATCGGCAAAAGCGATGCGCACCTCTTCCGCCAGCCACTCGTCGATATTGACGATGGCATCATCGAGCAGC